GGAGCGGGCGGCATCCGCAACGGCTTCGGCCGCCTCGACGAGACGTTCAATGGCCGCCTGCTCAAATTGCTCGTCGTATTTTTCAGGGTTCCAGGTTTCAATCCTCACTTTTAACCTCCAGGAAGTGGTTGAACAGCTTCCGAACCCGATTCAGACAAACCAGCTGATTCTTTACCCCGCAAAGGTCCATCGCGATTTTGACGGCCGGGATGGAGATATCGACCGGCTGCCCCTCTCCGACCGTAACAACCTGACGCCGCGTCAGCATGTAGATTTGGGCGGCCTCTTCGTTTTCCTGCAGCAGATCGACTTTGCATTGATGACACGGCGGATCCTGTGGGGGACTTCGCCGCTGGTACATTTCCCGGCAATCCGAGCAGCGGGCCGCATATTCATCGATCCATGCGACCCATTCAGTCAGTTTTTTTCAGATGTCTCCGCCTGGCCGCTCAGCATTGTGATACATTTACCGACGAACCGGTCAAACTGCTCATTTTTGAAAAGCCGCAGCTTGTTTTCCCGGGTGCACTCGATTTGCGATCCGTCAGACCACTGGGCGCCCTCGATTCCGGTGACCACGTAATCCCGAAGGTCACAGAGTTCTCTCTCGACCTCGTCCGGAGTCTGGTCCTCCGGATAGGTGACCCTCTCCATGGCCCTCGATTGCGGGTTCAGGACAAACTCGCTGCGCTTTTTCCTTTTTTTTTGGCGTTCCACGAAAAACGAAACCGTTTCACGGATGCGGAATCGAGCGGCACCCGGCAGCGGTTCGTCGTAAACGTATTCCTTAGAAACGCCATCAAATCGGGAAGAGAAATAGGGGAACCAAGTGCCCTGATCCTCTATTTTTTTGTCTTCGAATACGGTCATCGTTACGCGACCCTTTCCATGGCTTTTGCGGAGACCTTGCCCTTGAATGAGATCGTCGCCAGGCCATTCTTGATGAATTTGATGGGCTTGACTTCGGTCAGCACGATGTTGCCACCCGAAGCCACCCGCCAGAACGCATTCGTGGACTCGTAAAAATAAAGGTTCGTGAGGCCCACACCCTCAATATCCGGCGTTGATACCGGGTCCACATCTGCCAACGCATTGAGCGCTACCTGCCCGTTGGTATCTGCCGGGTCATAGTTGCCGGAAAAGGAGACCTCCCCTGCATCCGCGATCCCGGCATTGACCCATTTCTTGACCGTGTCGCCGAACTCCGTGCTCTCCACCACGTCCGGAACAAAGCCCGACATGGACCACTCGCCAATACCGGCAATAACGACGCTGCCGTACATCACCTTTGCAAGTTTTCCACCGATTGAAGCCATTTCACACCTCTCAAAGTTTTATGCTGCCATTTCGTTTTTTTTAGGAACTCCCAAAACTGTGGAATCTATCTTTAAAGCGTTCGGAAATCGCTCGTGCAGCCACTTGAAACGCGCCTGAAAGCCTTTATCTGGAAACCAGGTGAAGGGCCTCATACAGAAATGCTCCGCAAAAGCATCGATGATCCAGGCCGATCCGCCCATCTCCCAGGCCTGCAGGACCGCCATGGTGCCGTAGAGGTCGAACCCCTCCAACCGCTCATCGAAGCGGAAACCCGTTTTGAGGTTGACGAGGATGCAACACTCGTCGAAGCAGCTGGCCGAATGCGGAAAGGTGTGAATGTCGCTTGTGTTGAACACCGGAGCGATCCGCATGTCGTGAAACTTTCCGCAGATGTTGCCTTCCATGTCCTTGCCGATGATTCCGGCAACCATCCAGTCCTCCGGCAGCTTTGCGATCTGCTCTGCGGCCTGCTGCAGCCAGCCCTGCCGGAAATACATATCCTGATGCACAAGCACGCCGACGCCGGCCTGCTCCATATCCATGATATTCAGAATTTTGTTGAGGGCCACGGTTGCCCTGTCAGGGTTCATGATCACCGTCAGTTTGCCGGGCAGGTCTGACTGCTTGAGGCACATATCCAGCCGCATGATGTCGTTCACGAGCGCCCCGAAAGCGAAATTCATGCCTTTCTCCTGAACAGCGCGACACCGAGGGAACGCGGGTGCTTCTGCGAAACGAACTCGCCGACAAAATCCATATCCGGATCGGAT